GGTTGCCGCCGTTGTCACTATATGGGTGCAACGTTCCCGGATTAATACGTTGACCGGGGAAAGGGACAAATACAGAACCAACACGGAAACGTTATTGCAGGAAGTTTCCCGATACCAAACGAAAGATAGTTTGAACGCCGCCAAAGTTGGGGTTTTGGAACTGAAATTGTCAGAGTTTGAAAAATACCGGGCGAGCGATGCGGAGTTGATAAAGACGTTGCAGACAAAGAACCGGGATTTGGAACGGGTTACAACAACCCAAATGGAAACAATCAACGAATTGCGGGCAACCGTCCGGGATAGTGTTGTATATTTGCCCGGCGATACGGTTACGACCGTTTTACGATGCGTCGATATTGTCGAACCGTATTTTGAGTTGCACGGATGCGCCACGCCGGACGGACAATTTACCGGGACGCATATAAACCGGGATAGTCTGTTGATTGCCGAAACGGTACAATACAAACGTTGGTTGGGTTTTTTATGGAAAACAAAGAAAATCAAAAATCGGCAAATTGATGTAGTTAGCAAAAACCCCGCAACAAAAATATTAGGGGTCGAATTTGTAACAATCGAAAAATAACTATCTTTTCACTCAAACGGGGATAGGTTGGAGTAGCTACCAACCGAAAGGGTAAAGCCAACAGCCCGTCCCCGTTTCTCTTTTGTTGGCGTCTTAATGTTGGTAATATGGAAATTTGGAAAGATTTAACCGGGTATATAGGAATATACCAAGTTAGTAGCAACGGGCGTATAAAATCATTGCCCCGTAAAATAGTAAGAAAAAACGGGCAAGTTGCCAAAGTTAAAGAAACGATATTAAAGCCCGGAACCGACCGTTACGGTTATTCCTTTGTTGTATTATGTAAAAATAGGACAAAGAGAACAACGGCAATTCATAGATTAGTTGCGGCGGCTTTCATTCCGAACTCGGAAAATAAACCATGTGTTGACCATATCGACGGGGTGCGTTTTCATAATTTCGTCGAAAATTTGCGTTGGTGTACGCAAGACGAAAATATGAATTACGAATTAGCAATAAGGAATAAGACAAAATACAATTTCCCAATTGAGGGCGTCGGATATGATGGCAAAGTATGTGTTGAGTTCTTAAATTACAAGGATGCACAGAAAAAAGGATTTGATAGAACGCAAATAAAAAAGGCGGTTGATACGGGAAAACCATATAAAGGCATACATTATCGAATAAAAACCGAAAAATAAAAGATAAAACCTTTGGTAATTAAAATAAAGGTTGTATATTTGCATCATCAAACAAGAACGACCGGGCGTTTTCCCGGAAAATAGAGAGCGAAACAATGAATACTCAAAGCATTTATAACGGATTAGATTACACAACAAAAGAGATTAACCGCAATTTCAAAATTAAGGTAAACGGAATTGTAAACGGCAAAAAGGTTAATGTATTGGTTGGCATGTCCGGTTTAATAAAGATTGTCGGCGATATTAAGTCAGTCAATCGCTTATTAAAACGTGCTTTCAATTGTTACGGCGACAAAGAGGTTTGTAAATTGCGCCGAGGCGTTAAAATCACTTTCTATTATCAGTAAAACAACGACCCGGCGTTTCCCGGGTAATAAATAAATTTCCAAGAAATGAAAACAGATTTAAACGGCGTAAGCCAATGCCCCAAAGGAACCGAGAATTACGAAACGTTTTATACGATGGTTAGACGTAAAAGAACCAAGTTAATACAATACGATTATCGTAGCGAGGACGGCGAATTGTTCACGTGTGTAAAGCCTACATTAACCGAATGCCGGAAAGCACGGGACGAACATTTTAAACCCGTCGTCGTGGTTTATACCCCGGAACAATTCAAAGAATTGGGATTTGATGGCGAAATTGCAAAGTACATGAGAGAACACACCAATACGGCAATCGTCGGCGATGTTCCCGGAGTTGACCGCCACGTTATCCGTTATCGGACGCACAAAGATTGGACGAATTACCGAAACAACAACCCCTATTCAAACAAGTAATAACCCGCCGGGGGCGCAATCCCCCGGCATAATCATTTAGAGCGATGAATAAAACGAAACGTTACCGATTAAGTCAAGCAATGTATAAGATAATCCAAAATGCAAACGGCGGGTTATTTTTGCTTTATACCCGGCACAATCCCGGCGATGTGTTAAACCTATTATTAGACGGCAACGATATTGGGTTGCTTTGTCAAGTTGAGAGCCGACACGACCAATATTATAAGTTTTGCAAAGTGATTAAGGAGGGCAAAAATGATATTAACAGAGGAACAACGGGAAATATTGAAAGGTAAGATTTGCCCGTATTGCCATATTCAAACCGAGTACAAAAATAGTATTGAGGTTTACGGCATTGATTACGGAATGATTTACTATTGCCCTAAATGCCGGGCGTATGTTGGCGTTCATGCGGGAACCGACCGGGCAAAGGGTCGATTAGCAAACGCCGAGTTACGCCGATGTAAGATTGAGGCGCACCGATATTTTGACGAAATATATAAGCGTAAATTAATGAAGCGTTCCGAGGCTTACAAATGGTTATCCGAGCAATTGGGATTACCAACGGAATACACGCATATAGGAATGTTTAACCCGGAAACGTGCGCAAAGGTCGTGGACGTTTCAAAAAAATATTTGGAAACCATGCGATTTGCATTAAGAAAACAAGATAAGATAAAAGCGTATTTTGAGCCGCACGGCGACGAAATGTTGAACCGAATAAAAGAGAGTTTAACCCGGTATTTTTCCGCCGACCGTTCGGATTTCCCGGAGGGATTGCGGGACATTGAAAGCGATTATAACCAATTGCCGGGGGAACCATACCCAACCATTGCGATAAACGACGCCGGGAACCCGGAACGTATGATTGAGTTCTATGTTACCGGGAAACAATACGACGTTTACCATGTGGCATTTAAGGGATTTACAAAGGGCTGATTATGGAAAGCGTTATTATTGAGGAAATGCGGGCGTTTATGCGGTTAGATTTGAACCCACGGCAAAAACAATATTTTGCCGATACAATCGCCGTTGCAAAACGTGTTGATATTGTCCGGGCGGCGGACGTGTTCAACGATTACGAATTAGAGATTATCCGGGATATACTGAAACCCCAACCGCAACAATGTTATCGGAATGCGCATTTGCTTTGCCAATTGTTCCCGGAACGGGTGCGATATTGCGAGGGCAAAACATTTGCTTTTATTCCCATAGAACACGCATTTAACCGGGTTGGCGACAAATACGTTGATATTACGTTTGAGTTTGCATTACAAGACGCCGAATTGTTAGAACATGAGTACGTTGTATTTGGCGAATACGATTTGCGAACGTTGGAACGAATTACAAGGAAAACCGAGTATTACGGCGATATATACCGAAATATCTATATTGAGCGGGTAAAAGTAACCCCCGACGCAATGAAGTAACGCCGGGGGTTGGTACGCAGTAACCGAGAGCGATGTTGTAAGGTTATGCGGTGCAACAAAATTAGTGCTTTTTATCTGTATTACAAGCGTCCAACGTGAACAAATAAAATATTCAAAGGTTTTATTTTTGGTAATACAAATATTATTTATACTTTTGCAGAAACAAAAACCCACCGGGGATTACCCGGCAAAGATATGAGAATAAAAGAGAGCAATTTATTAAAACGATTGGCGACCGATAGCGGGAAAACAGCCAAACAAGTTTCCGAAATTGTCGTTTCGGAATTACTCAAAAACAAAGTTATTGATGACGACCCGGACAATTGGGGCGTTTCCGTTTTCGATGCAATAAACGAGGACGTAACCGAGGAACAAACCGCCAATTGTTATGCGGCGATTTCCGAGGCGTTGGGCGTGTATCTGAAACGGGTATATTTCATTGTCCCGGATTTGGATTTAATGGGTAATGAAGATTGCCCGGAGTGCGGCGGCGAAATGGAAGTTACCGACGGGGAATATAAACAGACCGGAGGCGACGGATATTTGACCCCGCCGGAATATACCGCAATTTGGGAGGAAATGACGTGTACGCATTGCGGACACAAAGAGAGCAACGAACCGAGTTATTAACAATAAAAGACTAAAGAAATGGTAGAAATGACGAAATTAAGAGTAAACGAGGCAATCGCACGGGCGCAAACCGCCGGAATTAAAGTTTATAAAAAAGAGGTTGCCGCCCGGTTATGGGAGGGACGCACCGAAAGCGCACAACAAGTTAATATGACTAACTTATGTAACGGAACGACTAAACAGATACGCCCGGAATGGGTCGTTATCATTTGCGAAATGTGTAATTGTACCCCTAATTATTTGTTTGGTTATGAAGAATAACGGGTTACAATGGTTTGAACGCATGGCGGACGTTATGTTTTCCGATAGGTTCCAAGCGAAAGCGATTATTGCGACATTTGGGACGTTGGGCGTTGTTTGTCTGATTGGCGCATTTTGGAACCCGTGGCAATTGATGTTTGCGGGTCTGTGTGCCGCAATGGTATTATGTGGATTTTCAGAATTAAAAAAGAGTAGAAAATGAGAGCGAACAAAAAGAAACCGGAAAACCCGGTACAAAAGACGGTTGAAAGTTTGGGAGCCGTTCCCGCCGACCAATTCCCGGAAATTACCGAGGAACAACAACAAATAATCCCACCGTTTGAAGCGGTCGAGGTTGAACAACCAACCGGAATATTTGAGATATTGCCGGGCATGACGGTTGAGGAAATGACGGCAATGTTTTTTGATGAAAAAACGTTGATTGAACCCCCGTATAAGGTTTGGCAATTGAATAGTAAGGGACACCGTTATTATTACCGATACGACGACAACGGGAACCCGGAGTTTTTCCCGTCGGTTACAACGATATTGTCCCAAACGTTACCCAAAGCCCCGCACTTAATACAATGGATTGCCAACAAAGGCATTGAGGAAGCGGAACGATATAAAGGCGAACGGGCGGCGTATGGTACGTTTATGCACGCCGCATTTGAGGAATTATTAATTAACCGGGCTTATGATTTGGACGGGTTAAAAGGCAAACTAAAAGAATATATTGAGGTTTACCGATTGCCGGACGATTTTATATATTATGCCGACGATTTGAAAAAGGACGTATTGGCGTTTGCTCAATTCGTATTAGATTACGACGTGCGCCCGTTGGCGGTTGAAATTGCTTTAGTGCATCCATATTACAAGTATGCCGGAATGATTGATTGCCCGTGTACCATGTTGGCAAAGATAGGCGGCGACGAACGTATTAACGCAATCGTCGATTTTAAGAGCGGACGCAAAGGATTTTACGAGGAAAGCGAGATACAATTAGGGATGTACCGGGATATGTGGAACGTCAATTTTGAGCAATTCCCCGTTACCCGTATTTTCAATTTCAGCCCGAAAGATTGGCGCAAACGTCCGTCGTACAATCTGAAAGAACAAACGGATAGCCCCAATATACGGAAAATCCCGTATCTATTGGAAATTGCGGCTATTGAGGACGAAAAGAAAGATAATACGTTTACGTCGGTTAATGGCATGGTATTGTTAGACAATGCCCCGGATTTAACGCAAAACGTAATATCCTTATCGTTGGCGGAATTGATTAAAACGAAAGCCCCAAAGGAGGCGACCCCGGACGAAAACACGGACGCCGCCGAGAAAGTCAAGGCAGATGGTACGAATATAAAAACAATCAGTTGTGAAATTTTTATAGATAAAATTAACAATGCTGATGATAATTATTCTTTGTATCATACCACAGATATTGCACAAACATACGGCGTTAATTTGATTGATGAGGGATTAGATTTAGACCAACACCGTTGGTATAGTATAGCAACAAACATTTATAAATGTTCTGATGGGTATGTAAAAGTAAAAGGAGCATTTCAAAGTTTTTCGGAAATGCAAATGTGGTCTGATATTGATGTACATTCAGAGGCGGAAAAATTGCAAGGTGATGAATTACGAGCATTTGAATTGAGAATGAAAGCGTATGCGATTGAAAAAGGATTAAAACAAAAAACAGAATTGGAAAAGGAACTAAAGAAAACAACCATTGTTAAACGTGCGCCCAAAAAGGCAAAGGAGGCGGAAAAGAAAGCCACCACGGACAAAACGACCGCAAAGCGGGGTAATACCACGGAAAAGAAAGTAAAGCCCGCAAACGAGCCTAAAAAGCCCAAAAATGAGAGTAGGAAAAAGATGTTGAACGACGACCCCGAAATTTGATTGAGATATGAAAGGAAGAATAAAACGACCGGAGGCGCAACAATCCCGTTTGATTTTGCCCCGTGTCGGTCAAATAAAAATCGGTATGAAAAACGCAAACGGTTATCCGCAAAGCGTTGATTACTTCATACCAACGGGAAAGTATGCCGGATTATTTACGCAAGCATACGGCGAAAAGCCGCAAACAATACAAATTGTTTTCCCGGACGACGACCCGGCAAAAGTATGTAACGAACGTTACGAATACCGGGACGACGACGGGCGATTGATTGCGGCGGGCGATGGCGATACGTTCCAAGTATGGGACGGAAAGAAATACGAAACGTTGACAACGGAGAAATACCCAAACTTAATGCAGTCGATAACCAAGCGTTACCCGAACAAAAAGAGCCGCCAACCCGATTGCGACGGTTGGGAGGTTACATTAACGCTAAACTTTATTGTTCCGTTGGTTCGTGGGGTTGCCGGGGTTTGGCAATTCGCCACAAAAGGCACGGCGTCCACAATCCCGCAAATCCGGGAAACGTTCGACGGTATGTTGGCGGAACGGGGATTTTGTAAGGGAATTATATTTGATTTGAACGTACAATTTGCCACGACCCAAAAGCCCGGCGACAAATCCCGTTTCCCTGTTGTTTCATTGGTTCCGAACGAAAGCCCGGACAATGTTTTAAGAGTGCGCAAAGCGTGGGAACCTGTTAAACAATTGGAGGGCGGCGACAATGGCAACGAATAATACAATTACCCGGCGTAAATACGACCGGGATTATTGCCAAATGGCAAACGAGTTCTTAAAAGATACCCGTTTGAGTTGGAAAGCGAAAGGAATAATTGCATACGTCCAAATGTTGCCGGACGATTGGGTTTTGAATATGCGAGATTTGACGAACCGGGCAACCGACGGTCGGGATAGTCTGTATAGTGGTATTAAAGAGTTGGAAAAGTTCGGGTATTGCTCAAAGATTATGCAAAGGAATCCGGACGGGACAATTGCGGGGTTTGCTTATGAGATTTGCGACAAAGCAATTTTTCAACCATTTACGGAAAATCCGGTTATGGATGCACCGCAACCGGAAAACCCGGATACGGTTAAACCGGATACGGAAAAACCCGACCCGGAAAATCCGACACTAATAAATACTAATATTACTAATGACCCAAATAAACCAAATACTAATCATAGTAAACCCGCCAACCCTGTTGTCGGGGATTTGTTCCCGGAACAACAACAAGATTTGGAAAAGGATAAAAAAAGAACGTCCATATTTCGCAATTCCGATGTTTACAAATTGGTTAAGTTCGGGGCTGACGGCGTAAATGATTATTCCGAGTTTGAAAAACTGTTTGCGACGCCGGAATTTGAAAAGGTCGATTTGATTTATTATTTCCACACGGTCGCCGATTGGTCGGAAACCAAACAGGGAGTTAAGCGAACCCGCACGGGTTGGATTGCGACGGTACGCAATTTTATCCGGGGCGACATTGAGAAAAAGAAATTGCATTTGAAACCGGAATACCAAGCCCCGCAAAAACAGTTGAACGTGGCGGGCGCAATGGAATTTCTTAACAACGATTATTGATTATGGAAAATTTGCCGGAAACAGTAAATACGCAATCCGTGGCGTTGGCGATATACAACCCAACGCCCGGTACAAAAGCAATCGACATACGCCGACAAATGTTGCAATTACCGGAGGTTGCCAAATCGTTATCCGGGGTCGAAAAGTACATTTTCGCCGCCTCAACGAAAATGCAAATTGCCGATATTGACGACGGCACGTTGATTGCGAAAACCGGGCAAATGTTCCGGTTTATTGCAATGGACGTCGGGTATATAATCCCGACCAATCCGGAAGATTGGGCGTACATTTGTACCCGGTTGTTGGATATACTCAAAAAATACTATTCGCAAATGACATTGGCGGATATTAAGTTGGCATTTGAGTTGGCGACAACCGGGGAATTGGACGACTATTTGCCGAAAGACAGTCAAGGCAACCCGGACAAAAAGCATTACCAACAATTCAACGCCGATTATTTCGCAAAGGTATTGAACGCATATTGCCGGAAACAAAACCAAGTTATCGGCAAAGCATATACAGCGTTGCCGAAACCGAAAAAGGAGTTAAGCCCGGAGCAAATCCGGTATTATCGCAATCAATCGGTTATGACTTGTTTAATGTGTTTTATGCGCTATAAATATACCGGGCGTTTAGTGTTTGGATTAACCGACGAAATGTTTGTTTATAATTGGTTGTTGGGCGTTGGGTTAGCGGATGAAGTGAAAGAAACCGAGGACGACCGGAAAGAAGCGTATAACCGATTTTTGGCACGTGCCGCCCGTGGGTTCGTAAATGAATTTACGGTTTACCATGTGCGAAAACAGGGAACCCAAAGCCCCGAAATTGATTATACGGCTTTTGAGGTTGCCCGGAAAAAGGAGATTAAACGAACATTCGACCGGATGATTGAGGAAGAAATTTATGTGTATAATTATTTGAGGTTTGAAAAATGAAAAAAAGAGTTTCAGCAACAAAATTATATAGGCTTTGGGAAAGCATAAAAGCCCGTTGTTATAATTCCAAAAGAAAGGATTATCCTAATTATGGTGGTCGTGGAATAACTGTTTGCAAAGAATGGTTTTGTTTTGATGTTTTTAAAAATTGGGCTTTAGAAAATGGGTATAATCCCGGCTTAGAGATAGATAGGATAAATAACGATGGGATATATTGCCCGGATAATTGCCGTTTTGTTACTCATTCGGAAAATAATAGGAATAAGCGAATACGGCGAGATAATACAACCGGATATAAAGGAGTAACCCGGCATAAGCAAACCGGGAAATATAATTATGAAATTCAAATCGACGGAATACGATATAGGAAAAGCGGTTTTTTAACCGCAAAAGAAGCGTATAACGCACGATTGGTTAAAGTTGAACAAATAAAGAGTATGTTATGAAAATAGATTGTATTATAGGTATCGACCCCGGTAGTAATGGGGGTATTGTGGTTTGGCGACCCAACCATAATGCGACGGCAATTAAGATGCCAAAGGATTTAAACGAAATACGGGATTTTCTCAATTACTACAAAGAGATAACAACCCCGATTATCTTTTTGGAAAAATTGAGCGTTCGCCCGGACGACGTAACCGTTGGGGATGCCGGGGCAAATATGGGTAAATTGTACCGCATTCAAAAGATGTTGCAAAACTTTGAGCATTTGAAAGCTATTATAACCGTCGCCGAAATACCATTTGTTTTGGTTAATGCTATGAAGTGGCAAAACGACCTTAAATTGCGTATCAAAGTAAAAGGGAAAAAGGAGGAAAAGGCAGACCGCAAACGACGGTTCCGGGATATTGCCGGGAAATTATACCCGGAAATTACCCCGGCGTTGTGGAATGCGGACGCAACGTTAATAATGCACTTTGGACGGTTCATTTTACAAAACAACCCCCGTTGGGTTTTGGAAAATTTGCCCCAACAAATGCACAACCGTTTATTTTAAGCCCGTAGGGACGTTTAATTATTCAAATGGTTGCTTATATGGCAGACGAAACAAAAGCCCCGCAAATCGAAAATCCCGAAAAAATAACGGCAAAAGATTTAGCGGAAATGGTAAAACAGATGCGGCACAACCAACGACGTTGCCAACGGAACCCAACCCCGGAAAAATTGGCAACGTTGGAAAGTTGGGAACGCAAAGTTGATGCGGTCGTTGCTGTATTGACCGATACACAAATGAAATTGTTTTGATATGGACGAAATGGATTATATCTATTTAGGCGACCGATTGACCCGCCCGGAATTGCGACGTATGCCGTGCCGGGCGGTTCGTCGTTCTGATGGAAAATGTATAAGAGGGCGCAACGGCAATATGTTAGTTGAGTTTGACGGCGTGGGTAAATGTGTTATTATAGGGCGTTTATTGCGGAAAATAAAAAAATAACCGAAAATAAAAAATAAAAGTTTTGGTATATCCATTATTTTACATATATTTGCGGCATGAAAAAAGGTAAATACTTAATAGAATATGATTGTTACGTTGCTGAAAATGGCAATATAACGCAAAATGATAAGGAAATAAAGCCTTATTTGAACGGTGGCTATATGACTGTAAAATTAAAAATCAATGGTTTAAAAGTTATGCGGGTTCATAGATTGGTTGCTTTGGCGTTCATTCCCAACCCGGACAACAAACCATGTGTTGACCATATCGACGGGAATAAATTAAATAATCATGTTAATAATTTACGTTGGTGTACTATTGGCGAGAACCTAAAATTTGAGAACGTTAAACGTGTATCAAAATTATATCCCGTTAAACGTATTGATAAATTAGGTAATATTGTATGTTTTGATAATATTTTAGATGCGTGTGTTTTTCCTTGGCAAAAGTATGTAATATTACAGGTATGTAACGGGAAAAGAAAAACATACAACGGTTATAAATGGGAACATAACGACCCGGCGATTTCCGGGAAATAAATAAATTTAAAGAGCGATGTATATTAAGAAATTGGAATTGTTGAATTTTCAAGTTATCAAAGAGTTCAACGCAGATTTTGAGGGTAATGTATATTTCATTACCGGAGACAATGAGTTAGGCAAATCAACCCTTTTAAAAGCAATCGGCGCAATGTTGACCGGGAACCGGGACGCCGTGTTGAAAAATGGCGAGGACAAAGGATTTGCAAAAATGGTTGTAGGTAACGACGGCGAAAATTACGAGGTCGAATTAAAGTTTACCAAAGCCAACCCACGGGGGACGTTATCCATTAAATCCCAAACAACCGGGATGCGTTCGGATAACGTTTCAATGCTGCAAAAGATTTTCGGCTACCAAGATTTTGACGCCGTGGAGTTTTCCCGTTGGAGTGAAACCGCCGAGGGACGCCGCAAACAAATTGAGGTTGTAAAGGCTTTGTTGCCGGAAAAGGTGCGCACCCGAATTGCAGAAATTGACGCCGAGGTTACGACCGTTAAGGACAAACGAAAGGACGCCAACGCCGAGGTTAAGACGTACACAACCATTTGCGCAAACGCTGAAAAGCAATTGAAACCCGGCGACGTCAAAACGTATGCCGAGAAAAAGGATATTACGGCGTTGATGGAAGAGCAAAACGAAAATGCCCGGTTGATTGAGAAAGCGAAAACGGTACGCCAAGCCCGGCAACAAAGGATTGAACAATTGGAGGCAATCCCCGGACGAATTAAAGAGGCGGAAGAAACCCGAAAAAGTAATATTAAGGCAATCGACGACAAATTAGCCGCCGAGGAAAAAGAAGTTGCCCGGATAATTGCCGAGGCAAACGCCCGGTTGGAAAAAGCCAAAGAAGATGCGAAAGCCAACAAAAAAGCCATTGAAAACGATTATAAGGAAACGTTGCAAGTTATCGTAAATGACAAATCGGAGTTTGTGAAACGTAAAGCGAATGCCGACAAATGGTTAGAGGAATACGAAGCCAATAACCCGGAACAATTAGACACGGCGGAACAACTCAAAAAAGCCGAGGAACACAACCGTATCAATGCGTTGGTTGTGGATTACATGGCAAAAAAGAAACAAAAGGAAGCCGCCGAGAAAACCGCCCGCACGTTTGAGGACAAATTAGGCGCATTGGCAAAGGAAAGGGAAACACTTATTGCAACGTCCAAATTGCCGATTGCCGGGCTTTCGTTCACGGACGACGGGTTAGAATTAAACGGCGTGCCGTTCGTTGCCGGGAAAGTGTCAGATAGTCAAATTATGGAGGTTGCCGCCAAACTGATTATCGCAAGCAATCCGACGGTTAAGGTGTTCCGCATTGCGAGGGGCGAAAGTTTAGGCGAAAAGCGTTTGCAGGCGATTATAGACATTGCAAAGGCAAACGGTTTTCAAGGCTTTATAGAGGAAGTAAAGCGGGGACAAACCGATTTAGTAGTTGAGGAATACACGGAAAACTAATAATAACCGGGGGCGGGCTTTCCGTCCCCTTAAAATCTAAAACAATGGCATATACATTGAACGATAATTTGAAACGTTGGGCGGAACAATACGAAACCGCCGAGTTTATCCAATCCGACCCGGTGCAAATCCCGCACCGTTACGATAGCCGGGTAAATATTGAGATTAGCGCATTTGTTACGGCGTGGATTGCGTGGGGTTCCCGCAAACAGATAATCCAAAAGGCGGATTTTATCGACCGGGAAATTTTCAAGGGTGCGCCGTATCATTACATTGTTGGAACCGATACGCAGGGAGCCGCCCCGGAATGGAAGCAATACAAAGGCAGTAAAGAGAATTTTTATAGAACGTTTACATACGCCGATTTCCACGACCTTTGCGCCCGCTTGTTTGACGTATATAGTAAGTTTGAGAACATGGAAAAGGCATTGCAAGCGCAACCGGGCGGGCGTCCGTTGGAACAATTGCAACGTCTTTTCGGCGATGTTAAGGGCGTGCCGGATATGGAAACGAAAAGCGGTTGCAAACGCTTATGTATGTTTTTGCGTTGGATGTGCCGCCACGGTTCCCCGGTTGACTTTGGATTGTGGACGATTTGCGACCCCCGTAATTTAATCATTCCATTAGATACCCACGTACATAAACAGGCATTGCGGTTGGGGCTTGTAAAACGTCGGACGCCGGATTTGCAAACAGCCATTGAGATAACCGACCGTTTCGCCGAGATATTCCCGGACGACCCAACAAAGGGGGATTTTGCGTTGTTCGGTTATGGAGTGAATAACGGTAAGGTTGCACCCGTTACGACGGAACCGGAGCCGGAAAAAGAGCAACCAACCGCCGTGGCTGATTTGTCAATTGCCGACGTTCTGAAAATGCGGTTGTTTTATGACAACGCCGCCGCCGAGGTTCGGGAAATATGGGAAAGTCGGGAAAAAGCCCGCAAAGCATTGAAAGCAACCGAGCGTTTGAAAGCGCACCCAATCGACGGGTTGCACAATGCCGGATTGTTGGAGCCGGGCGAATTTGTTGTTGCATTTGCAAAAGTATTGGATAAGCGGGAAACGAAGTTATCACGGGCGGAACGGGACGTTATCCATACAATCGGAATGACAGCGTTTAATAAGACAATGAAAAAATTAATAGCCGATGAAAAAGCGAGAAATAACAGCAACGGGGACAATAAACAATAACGGCGGGTTGGCAATGTACATGGGGGAATTAAACGAGTTTTTCAAGGGTTGGAAAGGTTCCCGCATTATTGCCCGGTTTATTGTAGCGTCCCCCGGTTCGTCCGAGGCTTTGAAAGGGTATTATTTCAACTATGTTGTACCGACGTTTAAGCACGCAATTTGGGAGGCGGGCGAACGTCTTACAGAGGAACAAACCGAACGACGTTTGAGGGAATTTTCCCCTATTATGTACGTTGAACGGGTCAACGAGGAAACGGGGGTATATTCCCACGATTTGCGCACCGTGGCGGATTTGTCGAACGCCGAGTTAATCGAACATATCGAAACGCTCAAACAGATAGCCGCCGAGGAATACAATACATTTATTGACGACCCTAAAACCCTATAATATGCCCGCTTGCAAATGTATCGAAAGAAAGAAACCCGCCAACCAACGTAAATGGCGCATATTGCAATACAAATGCAATCATTCGGCGTTTAATGGTTGGCGGTATCAACGAAGCGATTACAGCGCAATAACTTGTTTGCGTTGCCGGATGGTTTGGAGAACAAAAGCAAATTATGTTGAACAATTGCCCCGATATTCAGAGGGCGAACAATTAAATTTTGATAATGGAATTAACAGATAAAACCCCGATGCCGCAAGGTAAATTTAAGGGGCAACCGATGGGAAATGTACCGTATTGGCATTTGCTTTGGTTGGATGGAAAACCGTTTTGTAACCGGGACGTCCAAAAGTATATAGACGAAAACCGGGACGTTTTGGAGTTGGAGAAAAAGCGGGATAAATACCGCAATGAGAGCGAAAACAGTAATTAATGATTTAATATTTAAGGTTATGCAAAAATTTGATTTGAAAGATGTTTGTTTCTTTGATTGTGAAACAACCGGGGTTCCGGCAAAGGGTTTGAAATGGGATGCGGATTTTGAGCAATTCCCGCACGTCGTCCAATTGGCGTGGTCGTTGGGCGATAAGGAAAAAAGTTATATTATCAAACCCGATAATTACGAGATACCCCCGGAAACAACCGCAATTCATGGTATAACAACCGAACGGGCAATTGCCGAGGGCGTGCCGTTTGCCGAGGTTGTGGACGAATTTTTAGCGGATGCCAACGCCGCCCCGCTTGTATGTGCGCACAACATTTACTTTGATAGTTCAATGTTAAAAGCAAACGTTTTGCGCTATTGTGGACGGGAATATTACGACGCACATGTTGAGGACGCATTACATAAGGGTAAACGCATTGATACAATGATGAAAACAATTAAGTTTGTCGGCGCATTGTATTCAAACGGGCGACCGGGAAAATATCCCAAATTAGAGGAATTATATAGTAAGTTATTCCCCGGCGAAACATTCCCGGCGCATGACGCATTAGAGGACATAAGGGCGTTGCGCCGTTGCGTCCCGGAATTGGTTAATTTGGGGATTATTGAGTTAGCGCAAAAGGAATACCCGGCGGAACAACTCAAAGCCCAATTTGAGCCGGAAAAGCCCAAAGGCGGGCGCAATATTGAGTTCCACGACCCCAACCCGGTAACGGAACCAATCGGAACCGGGGAACCCGTCCCGGAACCAACCCCGGAACCGGAACGCCCGGCGGTTCCGTCGAATAGTAAGACACGGGAATTATTGGACGAAACAGAATTTTAAGTTATAAAACCGTTCCGGGCGGATTCCCGGTAACAATCAAATAATTAAAAAATGAGCGAAGAAAAAAAAGCCGCAAACGTTATGTTGATACCAAGCGAAAAGGCGTTTGCATTGTCGAAAGTCAAGACATTAAAGGACGGCGGGTTAGACGTACATTATGAAGTTACCGAAACAATTGGTAATGAGAGTTACACGAACAAATACCACGTCGAAAGTGCAAAGGACATACACCCGGATTTGCGGGATTGTTTCGACCGTTTGCGCCCAATCATGGGACGGATTTTTAATATTACGTCCTTTCTTTCAATGGTTGAAACGTCTGATTTCAAAGCAACCAAAAAGCAAAGCGAGTTATCACGGGATTTTGCCGACGAAATGTTGAAAAACATAGAGGTTCGGGGCGTGTCCTTTTCCGGTCAAGACGATAACGTAGGGGTTGTTTTAACCGGGTTGTTTACCGTGTCAAACAATCAAAAAACCGCTATCAATTCCCCCCGACTTAAATTCAATACGGAAACGTTCGGGTTTGAGGAAGAATTAGAAGAAATTGCCGCCGATATTGAAACCGAGGTTTACGCCTTTTTATTCAAAGGCAAAAAGGCGCAATTGGAGTTGTTCGGGGCTGATGGCGAACCCGCACCGGGTTTGAGTGCCGAAAAGGTAGAGGACAACGGATTGTTCCCGAACGTTGACGACCCGGCGGACGAAAACGAGGAAAACGACGAAACCGGGGATATGTAAGGCATGGAACCGTATTTGCTAACAGACCGGGACGAATACAATTATTGCATCCAAAGGGGGTATAATCCCCTTTTGGATTTGCGTAATTTCCGCATGGATATTCGTTTGAGGGTTGAGATACAACGGGAATTGTTCGGGCATTGTATTACGGGACGGGGCGCAAATATCATGGCGGCAAATGAACGCTTTTTCCGTTGGGTTTGGGAGCATAAGCCGCACCGATGTGAGGAATGTTTAAAGCCGTTACGGAATTATTCCGCCGTTTATTGTTCGCATATATTAACCCGTGGCGCATTCCCGGAAGCGGCGCACGATGCAAGGAATATAAATATACTTTGCTTTGAACACCATAACGAATGGGAAAACGGTAATAAAACCAAAATGCGTATTTATCCCGGAAATGTGAAAATAATAGAGTTAATTAAAAATGAGTATGGAAGTTTGGAAAGAGATAGACGGTTATAACCAACGTTACGAGGTTAGCAATTACGGGCGGGTTCGTTCTAAAGATATGGTTGTAAATGGACGGTTACAGAATTGCCACAAAATAAAAGGGCGAATATTGAAACCGCATACGGATAAAGAGGGATATAAGGGCGTTGTACTCTGTATTAATCAAAAACGCAAAACGTTTCGATTACATAGATTAGTTGCGGCGGCTTTCATTCCGAACCCGGATAATTTGCCGGAAATAGACCATATCGACGGGAACCGAGCCAATAACGATGCAACTAATTTACGTTGGAGTACCCGCAAACAAAATTCCAATAATCCAATAACTCGAAAACGGGTTGCATTGTCTAAAACGGGACAATTAAACCCAAATTACAAAGAAGTATGAGAACCAAAAAGAGGCAACCCGATTACGGGGCAATTTCCCGGTCGTCAATCAAAAAAGACTTTCAGAGAGTACAAAGATACCCCGCCGAGGAAAAACGCCCGCAAATCGAAAATCTGCCCGAAATAAATGCAGAAAGACGGGTTTTGTTTGTTGGCGAAAATTCAGGTTATTACAAATTGCGTTCTTTCATTGTTGGTAAATTGGTCCGATTAGTTCAAAAATCAAGCGTCGGCGGTTGGGTTTGTGAGTTCGTACACGACGACGACCGAAAAGCGATAAACCATGCCGCCGGATGGTCGGACAATAAGAAACAATATTTGTTGGATTGCGTAAAATTCAAGTGACATGAAAATAAAATCAAAAACCGGATATAAAATTGCGTTATACACGTTCGTGACGTTAACGGTTGCGTCTTATATGTGGGCGTTGTATAGTATCATTGTTTGGATAATTAAAGCGTTTTTTGTATGAGTGTAAACAAGGTTATTTTGATGGGACATACCGGGAAAGCCCCGGATTTTAGGGAGTTCGACAACGGGGGTTGCGTGGCGACCTTTTCGTTGGCAACCACGAAACGAGGTTATACCACAAAGGACGGGCGGCAAATCCCGGAGCGTACCGAATGGCATAACGTCGTATTGCAAAACGGGTTGGCAAAGGTCGCCAATCAGTACGTCAAAAAGGGCGACAAACTGTATATTGAGGGCGAATTGAGAACCCGGAGTTATGACGATGCGCAAGGCGTCAAACGGTATGTTACCGAGATAGTCGCAACCGATATGGAAATGTTGACCCCGAAAGCGACCGGAGCCGGGGCGCAAGTACCGCCGCCGCCCGTGCCGGATGCACCCGCCCCCGACGGAAACGACGATTTACCATTTTAAGCCGTTGACGATATGGGAGCGATAAACGGACGGGTTATTTACAGCCCAAAAGGTAAAGCCGGGGAATACGCCGAGAACGCCGCCAATTTCTTTGTCGGTTGTTCCAACGGTTGTACTTACTGTTATTTGCGCAAAGGTCGTGGCGCAAAGGTATTGGGAGGCAGTCGCCCGGAGTTGAAAAAGACGTTGCGGGAATATCCATACGCTTTGGATATTTTCAAAAACGAATTGTTGGCCCATAAGGAGGAATTGCAGAAAACGGGGTTATTCTTTTCGTTCACGACCGACCCGTTGTTGCCGGAAACGGAACGGTTGACCCGTCAAGCGGTCGGCGTATGCCAACGCCACGGCGTCCCGGTTAAGATATTGAGCAAATGCGCCGAGGGGTTGAACCGCTTCATTGATTTTGCCGAGGCGTCCGAGGGTTGGGACGTGTCCCGTATCGCTTTGGGCGCAACGTTGACAGGTTGCGACGAATTGGAGCCGAACGCCGACCCAAATATGATGCGGGTTAATGTGTTGGCACGGGCAAAACGCCACGGGTTCCGCACCTTTGCAAGCGTGGAGCCAATCCCGCCGGGAATGTACGACCGGGCAATTGGGATAATCAAATTGTCGTATCCGTTCGTTGACCTGTATAAAATCGGGTTGCAGAGCGGCGGCAAATATCCGAAACGGGAAATACGATTGATTTACGACACGATTACGGAACATTGGGAGGGACGCCCGGAACAACCCCGTATCTATTGGAAAGATAGTATTGTTAATCCGTTGGGGATTGACCGGGGAGAATTGCCGGGGTATTGTGTCCCTGTTAATTGGGATTTGTTTAACAATGAAAAGTGAAATACGGGTTGAGGTCCCGCCGATTGCCGATTGGTCGGAGTAAGGATGGACGGCGATGTTGTCGTTATCATTTACGAGCCAATCCAAAACGTCCGGCAAATTGGATTTATCCATTACCCGGAACCCGACGACGAAACCGAGGAACCCGAAAATAAAAAGTAAATATGCAGTACAGCAATAAGTATTACAACCCGGAAAAGCACGACCGTTGGCGTGCGTTGACCGTAAAACAGCCATACGCAAATGATTTGGTAACGGAGGCGTACAAGGACGAAAACGGTATTGTTTACGGGAAAAAAACAATTGAAGTTCGGAGCAAAAACACGTCATACCGTGGCGACGTGCTGATATGTTCCGCAGCGTCCCCGGTTTATCCGGGAATGGAAAGCGGCGTTACTTTGGGATTGGTTGAGTTGTACGACGTAAAGCCGATAAAAGAGTTTACGCCGGAGGATTGGGAAAACACCCGGATTCCAAAGGAAAAGAGGGCGAAAATAACAAAGGGGTTCGGTTGGATGATGCGGAACCCCCGCCGGGTTGTTGAGTTTCCAATTAAGGGGCAATTGGGTATCTATAATCTCGTATATACAAAAGGTTGTATTGTCGAATATCCTAAAGTTATGGTATTGGATAAAGAGGCATACAATAAAATAAAAGAAACGTATTAGTTTGTTGTATTATGGTTTAATATTATCTTTGCAAAAAAAAGATGGAAAATTGGAAGTTTATAAACGCTAATTATGAAGTTTCAGACAAAGGTAATATAAAGTCTGTAAATTATCGGGGAACGGGTAAAAGTGCGATACGAAAGCAATCTATTAGTAAAAACGGATATATGCGGGTAATACTATCAGATAATGGTAAAAACAAAACATATTTCGTTCATAGATTAGTTGCGGCGGCTTTCATTCCGAACCCGGACAATTTGCCGGAAATAGACCATATCGACGGCAACCGAGCCAATAACGATGCAACTAATTTACGTTGGTGTACGAGAAAGCAAAATTTGAATTATCAAAAAGCAATTAATAATAAACGTGAAACCATGAAGAAAGTAAATACATGGTTTAAGAAAACCGGAAAAGATAATCACAATGCAAAACCCGTTTATCAATATGATTTAGAGGGTAATTTTATAAAGAAATGGGATTGCATACATGATGCGCAAAGATGCGGTTTTAATCATGGAAATATTATTAGTTGCTGTAAGGGACGTTTAAAACATTATAAAAAATATATTTGGAGATATGAGTAAAAAACAAGTTGGAATTATCCGCAACAATGGCGACGTACATACGGCGCAAATTGGGTTCCATGCCGGACGGGTTGGCGTGTCTGTTTACGTCCGGGAATATTGGAAGTATAAGAGTTGGTTTATTATTCCCGGCGTGTCCGTGGATGCGGTCAACGGTTACGACCGTTACGTTGACATTGAGGCGAAAATATTGTTTGTCGGCATTGGCATACGGTTTATATGGATTAAAAGAAAGGTAAAACGATGAAAGCAAAGATTTTATTGTTATCTTTGGTAACGCTTTTGTTGGGGGCGTGTCAAAGCGAGAACGAACCAACGGAGGCATTTAATTTACTTCAAAAATCCGAGAGCATGGCAGAAAGAAACGAGTTTGTAACGAATACCACGGCGGCAATGATACAGATAAACGCCCCCCGGTATAATTGTGAGATTGTCGAAACCGCATTAGCCGGGGGCGATAGGGTACGAATTTGCGTAAAAGGCGCAAAGGACGATTTGGACGCATTGTTTGACTATGTAAACGAAGCGGGCAAAGAATGAGAGTTAAGCAACCCGAACCGTTCGACCCAAACAGAGAGTACAACCCCGGCGAACGTTGCGTTTACCGGGGTATGGTATTGATTGCCGAGATATGGACGGCGGCGGATGCACGATTAGCCAACAACAACCCCGCAATATTTACGCAACGTTGCGTTCGCTGCAAAATCCAAAGGGAAGATTGCCCCGGAATAGGTAGGCAATGCGATAAGTACAACAGAACCGACCGAAAAACGATATTTTGGCGGTTGGCATATCCGAAAACAGTAAGAACGAATAAAAAATTAGAGCATGACAGAAAGTAAGTTAAACCCGTTTGATGCGGAATTGTTGGTTATGATTGGCGATATTGCCAAAAGCCAACCGGAGGTCGAGGAAAAACCCGACCGTTACGAAATCACGGTTGACACAACCGAGATACAGGAAAACGCAATTGAAGCACTAAAACAGGCAGTCGCCGGACGATTGGGGAAACGCTTGTTAGTTACCCACACGTTAGACGCCGCCGTTGTTTTCAACGTCGAGTACGACCCGACGGAATACCCGGAACAAATCCGCACCCGGTTAGTTGAGCCGGACGCCACGGCGGGAACCCGATATTGCCGCACGTTGTTAGAAGTTGACGCAATACAGGTACGCCGGGACAATTTGGACGACCTGTTGAGATTTACCGGAGGCGGAACCATGACGATACCGAGAACCCCAAACGGGCGGGCGGTTTATTCGTTCCCGGACGGCAACGGCATTTTCATTGACGCCCCGGAAACGTACTACATTGTCCGGGAACCGGACGGACGATTGACAACCCGCCCGGAAAGAGAGTTTAACCGGGAGTTTGAGCCGAAAGGCGTAAGCGTACCGAAGGAACCCGGCGATAAGGGATGCGGGAATTGCGCCAACTTTACAAACGAGGACGTCAACGGGAACGGTTATTGCGAGGCGTTCAAATGCGAACAATCGTGCGGCGTTATGCCGTGCCAAGAGTACAAACCCAAAAATCAATAAAGCGATGAACAAAAGAGAAAAATTTTTGAAAGAGATTGCCGAGGTTATCAACCGTAATTCTTTGGAGGCGCATTTTAACGATACCCCGGATTACATATTGGCGGAAGTAGCAGTTGAAGCAATGGAGAATTTCGCCGAAGCGTCCGCACGGAGGGACAATTGGCACGGGTTCAAAGAAGCCGATAAGCCGGGCGAGGTTGTGCGGAATGAGGATTGCGACAATTGCCCGGTTCGGGGGATTTGCCCGGAGCATAAGAAGCCGGAGGCGTTCGACGTCCCAAAGGAGGTGCGAGCAATGGCGGAATTTTTCGGCAAGATGTTCCCCGGTTCCAAAGTAGAAATACACCGGGTCGAAATGCCGAAAAGGAACCCACGGGATAAACGCCGGGCAAAGAACAAAAGGAAAGGGGGCAACAATGGGAAAAAGTAATTGCCCCGGACAATCGAAGCCCGAAAAGATATGCGGAACGTGTCGATATTTTAACCCGGAATTTCCGGTAAATGGAAAGCCCGCCCCGGTATGTTTGGCGTTGAAGATGATAAAAGGGGGAACGGAATACACCAACCCCCGTGGAACGCAACATTATTTTCGTTGCTCAAATGGGAAATACGAAAACGGTATAGGACAATAGGCATAAAAGCCCCGGAAACAAAGCCGGGGTTTTGCCGTTTATGTACATGAGATAACAAAGGTTTGGCAATGCCCCGGAAAACCCGTAAATTTGCCCCGTGATTAAAAGATAACCATTAAGACGATAAAAGTATTGAGTTAATAACAAAAGCCTCTTAAAATGGAAATTCCCCGCAAATAACTTGCAAATGAAAAACATTTATTATCTTTGCAAAAAAAGATATGGAAGTTTGGAAAGATATATCCGGTTTTGAGAATTACCAAATATCCAATTATGGTAATGTAAAAAGCCTCAATTATGGAAGAACTGGAAAAAGTAAGTTGCTAAAGCCAACAGTAAGCGGTAAGGGCTATTTGCAAGTAAGGTTATATAAGTCCGGCAAACTAACTGCATTAATGGTACATAGATTAGTTGCAATGGAATTTATTCCAAATCCAAATAATTGGAAACAAATAAATCATAAGGACGAAAACAAGTTTAATAATAATGCCAATAATTTGGAGTGGTGCGATAATCAGTATAATAATACATATAACGGCAAACATAATAAAATTGCTAAAGCTGTAATACAACGTTCAAAAGCCGGAAACGAAATTGCCCGGTATAAATCTATAAGGGAAGCGGAAAGAAAAACGGGAATAAAAAATATAACAATTACCCGATGTTGTAAAGGAGTGTATAAAACGGCGGGCGGCTATGTATGGGAGTACGATTTGACAGCAAAGGAGGTTTGACTATGAAAAAGAGAAAGAAGCCATTAGGCTATAATAAACGTTCCGAGGAACAACGAATTTACGACATTCGGTTTTGTGCCGATTTGTTTTTGCGTGGGTATTCATACCGGGAAATTGCGGACGCATTGAACCGGGATTTGTCCGCCCGTGGAATGGGTTATACAATAACCTTTCAAATGGTTTATTATGATTTGCAACAATGCCTTATTGAGTGGAAACGGGAACGGTTGGATAATATCGACGAATACGTTACACAAGAATTGCGCAAATTGGATAAAATGGAGCAACAAGCATGGGAGGCGTGGGAGGCGTCGAAAACCGGAAAGATGCGCACCAAAGAGAAAACCAACAAAGGGCGACCAATCAAAACCGATGCCGAGGACGCCGACCCGGAATATTACGGGTACAATGAAACCGCAACCGAAACGTCCGCCGGGAACCCCCGGTTTTTGGATTTGCTTTTGAATATTCAGCAACGCCGGGCAAAGATGTTAGGGTTTGACGCACCCGTTAAAATTGAGATACCCGGATATAACGCCACGACCGACGACGATAAACCAAAGTACGACGTTAAGGCAATCCCGGACGATATGTTGTTTGCGTTGGCTGATAAACTGCAATCCGCCGAATATCAAAAGGCATTGTTGGAGAAAGGAGGGGCGCAATAATGGCAAAGAGAGCAACCGCACCCCGTCCCGGAACCAAGCAACCGGAATGGCAAACCGAAATTTGCGATACGTGCCGTTTTTCCGAATGGATAACGGACGACCATAGACACCGGGATTTGAACGGGAACCCGATTTGTTTACGTTGCCCGCATTATCAATATTACATTGTCCGAGGTCGCCGGGCGTGTTCTAAATGGGAGAAAGGAGCAAAGCAATGAACAAAGAACAATTATTGCAAATGTACGACGCAATCCGGCAACAACCGGATTTGCTTGTTAAAGCCGCCGCCCGTAAACGCCTTATCAACTTTGCCCGGTATATGCAACCGGATTTAGTATTAGAGCCGTTCCACGTCGTTTATTATACGTTGTTGGATATGTTCGCACACGGCAAAATACGAAAGATGATTGTACAACAACCGCCCCAACATGGCAAATCGGAGGGGTCGAGCCGTAAATTACCCGCATTTATGTTGGGGTTAGACCCCGACCGCAAAATATGTATCGGTTCGTATGCGGCGACAATCGCACGGGATTTTAACCGGGACGTTCAACGAATAATCGACACGCCCCGGTATCGTGAATTATTCCCCGGCACGTACTTAAATGGGTCGAACGTCGTAACAATGGCTAATACCTATTTGCGCAATTCCGATGTTATCGAAATGGTCGGGCGTAAGGGGTCGTTGCGTGTCGTCGGTCGTGGCGGTTCGCTGACGTCTAAAACCGTGGACGTTTCGATATTGGACGACGTGTATAAGGATTACGCCGAGGGTAACAGCCCGATAGTACGGGCGGCGGCGTGGAAATGGTACACGACCGTTGTGCGCACCCGTTTACACAACGATAGTCAAGAATTGATTGTATTTACCCGTTGGCACGACGACGATTTGATAGGGCGCATTGAAAAGAGCGGCGAAACGATTATTGATGTTAAGTGTTGGGCGGATTTAGAGAACGTAACGCCGGGGGCGTGGGTGCGCATAAATTTTGAGGGATTGAAAACCGGGGAACCGACCGAGATAGACCCACGGGAACCGGGGGCGGCATTATGGGAAAGCCGACACAGTAAGCAAAAGTTGGAAGCGCAAAAAGCATTAGACCCGGTACAATTTCAATGCCTCTATCAAGGCAACCCCGGTTCCGCCGAGGGTCGATTATATCAACCGTTCAAAACATGGGTTGAAAAATCCGATTACGGCACGTACATACGTTCCGGCGCATACATAGATGTTGCCGATGAGGGGGACGACCTTTTGTTTGCCGCCACGTATGACGTTTATAAATCGGACAACATGATTTTCAACGAGAAAACAAAGCGTATGGAACCGTTGTTATTTGCTTTAATTACGGATATGGAAATGACGGACGAAAATACGGACGTTACAACCGTAACCGTTCCGGCAATGATTAACAGGAACGGCACGCAAAAAGTATGGGTTGAGAGTAACAACGGCGGTGCGGGTTACGAAAAGGTTATTAAAAAGAAAATGCGGGCAATGACAGACCCGTTTTATCAAGGCGGCAATAAGGAAAGCCGGATAATTACGGCGTCCGCAATGGTAAATCAAAGTATTATTATGCCGTTCGGTTGGGAAACCCGGTACAAAGCGATTTACGACCATGTTACCACCTTTTTGCGCAATTTCGATGCGAACACGCACGACGACCCGGAGGACGGATTAACCGGGATTTACGAAAAGGAGATTGCGGACGGCAATATACAGCCATACGCACACGCAAACCGAGGCGTAAGACGACGCAATTAGCAATATTTTTGAGATATGCAAGATTATCCGAGAAAAAGTTTATAACTTTGTAACCAAAACGAGGGGGGGCAAAGGGACAGCCCCGGAGAAAGTAACAATATTTTTAACGTTAAAAACAAGAAGTATGATTTGTAAATGTCCGGCGGGGACGGCGTTGCCCGATGTACCCGCAATTAAGTGTTCGGAAAGTTTCGGACAGGTTCAAAAAGTGGCTTTTCAACGTCTTATGAAAGATGACGGAAGCAAAAACAGTTTTACGAGTGAAAAAGCGATTACGGCGTTAGCGTCGTGGACGCCCCTGTTATCGGCGGCGGATAGCACGAAAGTAGTTGTTTCGCCGTATATCCAAGCCCCGACCGCCGAGGCGGGAGCCGCCCGCACCTTTGGAGGCGGTAACGAAACGTTGGGAGGCGTCGAAGAAATTATTGGACGTGAACCGACCCCGTTTACCGGAGTTATTCGCAAAGCCCCGCAAGCGGTTATCAAGGCATTAAAGGAAATGCAATGCGAAAGTTGGGGCAACAATTTGGGTATCTTCATTTTCGACGAAAACGGCGCAATTGGAGCCATTAAGGACGCCTCAACGGAGGGTACATATTACCCGATACCGATACGTTCGTTGTTTATCGGCGATAAGACGTTGGGCGGATTGGAAGCCCCGGACAGCAACGCAATACAATGGTCGTTTTTGCCGAATTGGTCGGACGATTTGGCGATTGTTGCCCCGGCGTTTAACCCGCTTACGGATTTGAAACCCGCATAAGAGTAATGACGGCGAAAGTTACAAAGGTCGTGTTGGAGTGTCCGACCCTTAACACGATTGAAGAATTTGAGATTAACCACGCCGAACGCCTGTTACGGATGCCTAACAATGGCGGTTGGCAGTTGCCCGAAAAAACACCTTTTGAATTTAGCAAAGAAAATGGGATTAGATATAAAGCGCATAAAAAAGGAAATAACGGAACCGAGGAAAAAGGCGACGATAAATAAAGCGGTCATACACCAAAACCGCATTAAATTTCACGCCCAAACCAACGTAACGCCCTTAATGTGTTTACCCACGACCGACTTTTTGGCATGGGTTCAAAATCTTATCCCTCACGATAAATTCAAAATCTTCAAAACATTGTTCCGTTACCCCGTTCGTACCAACGAGGTAACGGGCATTTGTTTTGACAAGTTGAGCCGTATTTTCGACGGTCGTAACCCGGCGTTCAACTATCAATTTCAAAACACGGAACAACGGGACGATTGGGAGTATTACCGCCAAGATGTATTAAAGGAGCCGGAAATTTGGAGTACGAAAGGTTGGGAGTTTTTCAAGACGGAAATAAACAGCGTCTTAATAGTTGATTTGCCCGCCGAGCAAAACCCCGCCGACCGATACCCGACCCCGTATTTTTATTGGCTACCTATCGAAAGCGTCATAACCTTTGAGGCAAACCGGACAACCGGGGTTATGGATTGGATAATTTTCCGCCAACCCGATAAACGTATTGCAGTTATTGACGATGAACGATACCGAGTGTTTGCAGAGGACGACGACGGCAACATAGGCGAATTATTGGTTGATAACCCACACGATTTGCGCTATTGCCCCGCCCGTTTCTTTTGGAACGAGCCAATGAATTTGCGAGAACCGGACGTTAAACAATCCCCGCTAACAAAAGAATTGGAGGCGTTGGATTGGTTTTTGTTTTTCCATATATCGAAGCGGCATTTGGATATGTACGGGGCGTACCCGATATATTCCGGTTACGAACAATCGTGCGATTTTACAAACGCCGAAAACGGCGATTATTGCGACGGTGGATTTTTGAAAGACAAACAAGGGTATTACAGGTTAGACCAAGCCGGGTTATTGATGCGTTGCCCCAAGTGCGGCGACAAACGGATTACCGGGGCGGGTTCCTTTGTTGAAATACCGATACCGGACGGGGACAAACAACCCGATTTGCGGAACCCGGTACAAATGTTGACCGTTGACCGTACAAGTTTGGATTATAACGTTGAGGAAGAAAAGCGATTGCGGGAAAACATTATTACCGCCGTCGTCGGACAAAACGAGGAAGTAACCCAACGGGAGGCATTCAACGAACAACAGGTTAAAGCCGCATTTGAGAGCCAAAGCACGGTATTAAACCGAGTGAAAAAAGGCTTTGAAGCCGCCCAACAGTTCGTCGATGAAACGGTTTGCCGATTGCGATACGGCAATATGTTCGTATCTGCAAAAGTCAATTACGGCACGGAGTTCTATTTGTACGACGCAAGCGAGTTGCGGAACCGTTACAAGTCGGCAAAGGAAAGCGGAGCAAGTGAGGCAGAATTGGACGCCCTACAAAATCAGATTATCGAAACGGAGTACCGGAACAACCCAACCCAATTGCAACGTATGTTGATATTGGCAGAGTTGGAGCCGTACCGCCATTTGACCCGGAACGAGGTATTGGATTTGTACGGGCGTAACTTAATCCCGGAGAATGAATTGCGTATAAAGTTGAATTTCGCTAACTTTGTCCGCAGGTTTGAACGGGAGAATACAAACATTTTGGAGTTTGGAACGCAAATACCATTCGACAAAAAGATTTCAGTAATAACAAGTAAATTTAATGATTACGCAAATGAACACAATGTTCAGTAGTTATATTTGGAAATTTAATAAATAAATTAAAATTATGAGAGTAAAAGTAAACGATGGTAAAACAAAGGACGTCGCAATTACCGACGTCACCCCCGAAAATTACATTGTACCGAGCAACGAACAACATTTGTATCATTGCATTATTGAGGTACGCAAGTTTGACAGCGAAACGGGCAAACGCTTATCCGTTCCCCGTATCCAAAAGTTCGGCAAAAAGTCCTTTGAAAACGGCATTTTGGACGCACTGAAAAAACAGGGTTACACGATTACCGTATTGCACGACCCCAACGAGTACGTCAAGGCGCAAGCCGAGGAAAAAGCGGCACGAACCGCCGCACAGCAGAAAGCCGCCGAGGAAAAAGCCGCCGCCGATGCAAAGGCAAAGGCAGAAGCCGAGGCGAAAGCCAAAGCCGAGGAAAAAGCGGCGTTAAAGGCTGAAATTTTGGCGGAATTGAAAGCGGCGGGAGTTATCCCGGCGGAACCCGCCAAAGAAACCAAAGCCGATGCAAAGGCAAAGGCAGAAGCCGAGGACAAACCCGGAGCGAAAAAGTAACAGAGTATTAAACTATTAAAAATACGATTATGGCACAGATTGCACAGCAGGACAATTTGGTTATTGAAGTAACAACAACCGCCGCCGCATTGGATGGCGACACAAAGAAAAAGTTGATTGAATGTATTGAGGGCGGAACAATTGCCGACGTCATTTTGGTAACAAAAGAGGTTGAAAAGAAAATCAGCCATGCACGTGTTGTTAGTTGGTTGGTTGACACAACCGGGGATTCCCCAAAATACACAATTGATATTATTAACGCAAACAGCGGAGCAGTAGCAGCAATCGCACTTAATTAATTCAAAGGGTAAGAATATTATGTTAACGAGAGAAATTTTAATTGCAAATGCGGCTTTGTCCGGTTTGACGGACGAACAAATTGCGGCAATTACAACATTGTCCGCCAACGACGAAAATAGCGTTATCGCCAAAAAGACGGGCGAAATTTACGGCGGATTGGATGCCGATATTTTGGCGGCGTCCGGTATCGCAAAGAACGGAACCGAAAAGACGTTTGATTACGCAAAACGTGTGGTCGCCGAGTTCAAAACCAAAGCGGAAAGCGCAAGCGCATTGCAAACCCAAATCGACAGTCTGACGAAAGAAAAGGCACGTTTGGAAAAGGCAATTGCCGACGGTGCGACCGATGCGGAAACCGCAAAGGCATTGAAGCAAGCAAAGGCAGATTTGCAAAGCGTTACGACCCAATACAACGACCTCAAAACGAAATACGACCAAGCCGAACAAACCCACACAAACGAGGTGTTCGGCATTCGTGTTGAAACGGCATTGCAGACAGCAACCGCCGGGTTGAAATTCAAACCGGGATTGCCCGAAAGCGCAACAAAGGTTTTGTTAGCGCAAGCAATCGACAAAATTAAGGGTATGAACCCCGAATATATCGACGACGGAAAAGGCGGTAAAATCCTTGCTTTTAAGGACGAAAGCGGCGCAATTATGCGTAACCCGAACAATCAGTTGAACCCGTACACCCCCGGCGACCTGTTGGCAAAGGAATTGGAAACAATGGGTATTTTGGATAAGGGACGCCAAGCCGGAGGCGGCGGAACGGTTCCCCCGGCGGGCGGTTCCGGCGGTGGTGGCGGAACAACCATTGACGTAACGGGCGCAAAAACCCGTGTCGAGGCTTACGAAGCAATCGCCGCAAACCTTATGGCGCAGGGTTTAACGGCGGGTTCCGAAAAGTTCGACGCCGCAATGAAACAGGCATGGCAGGACAACAATATTGCCGCATTGCCGGAAAAGTAAACAATCACGGGTAAAGGGTAAACCCGCATTTAATAACAATTAAATTTTTAACATTATGTCATTAGTAGCAACAAGATTGCAAAATTGGCGGATTGAAAACCCGGAATTAGACCGTAATATGACCCGCCCGTGTGAGTATGGCGCATTGGATTTTTTCATTGAGCAAACCAACGCCCCGTCCTCAATCATTAACCCCAATTTGCGTGACCGTGCGTTTGCGTCCATTGGTAACACGGTACAAGTACCCGTTATCAATTACGACGGCGATGTACAGGTTAGCAATGTCCGTTCGTGCGTTATCGCTGACGATGAAAATACGTCCGCATTGGTAACGGTTGTTTGGGCGACTTATGCCATTGGCTTTACAATGGTTCCCGCCGCCTACATGAACAACGAAATTTCCTATGAACACGACTTTTTGCGCAAAATGGAAAAGACATGCCGGGCTTTGGCGGACAAATTGGACGTCGGAGCCGTTGCCGCATTGGAGGCAAACAAAACACAGGTGTTCAAAACGTTGCTTAATTACACGAAGTCGGGCTATGTGGTACAGGTTCCAACCCAAATGGCGACCGAGATTTTGGGCGATATTAACCCGATTATGCGGGCTAACTGTTACCCGGAATATATCCACCTTATCGCCAACGCCGGGGTTGATAGCCTTATACGTAAACTTGCACAACATGGCGTTTACAACGACGTAAACAAGAGAATGGAGTACGACAATAAGGTTTTACATTACACGAACAATGTAACCGACGAAGAGGGCAAAATGGGAACCATGTTTGCCGTTGCTGACGGTAATGTTGGTATCCTTACACGTGTTGACCGTGAGGCATACCGCCGCACCCGTACGAATTTCCACGAATGGGACGTTGTACGTTTGCCGTACATTGATTTGCCCGTTGGTTCGCACTATTACACCGCCGTTGGCG